AGTCCGCCCTTTTTTAGTCAGAAAATAAAATAGATTTTTTCTCATTTAACTATTGACATTTATTAGCTGGACTTTGCACTAAATTCTTGTTCTACTCAGTTCTTACACATACTTTCTTCCCCGAAAAAGCAATTCCAAACTTCAAGATTTCCGTAATTCCATCCTCTTTCATTTCAGAATCGTATCGCAACTCACCAATTTGCTTTAATGCTTCATTAGACCATTTTTCAAGCTCAACATCGCTTAATTTTTCTTTCCACTTTAATTCCAAAATAATACCAGGATACCTTTTTTCTCTTGGAATTAAAGAAACATCAAATCTGCCATCTCCAGATTCTCGGTTCGATTTAATCTTATACTGATTATCGATTAATGCTATTAATCCTAGCATCAAACCATGATAAAATCCTTCAGCTCCACCATCGAAGAAGCTAATTGATTTATCCATATATTCCCCAATAGCGCTCTGCAACTTCTTGTAATCATTGGCATAAAGACTTTCTGCAATCTTATTTGCTGTAGTCCTTGTAATTGCTCCAGTTTGCAAGAAATGTGACAAGATTTCACTCTTATATACAGCTGCAATCTCTCTATTTGGAATTGATACTTCACATAAATATGAACCATCTGCTTGCAGTTCCTTTTTAGGAGTTTTCAAATAGCCAGCAACCAACAATAAGCTATAAATATTTGCTGGATCCTCCGCAAGCGATCTATACACCACATTTTGATCAATTCTTGCAACTACTCTTTCTCCTTGCAAAAGGTCATATAATCTTTCTGTAATATCATCTGTAGCTACTCTTAGTACATCATCAAGGATTTCATTTTTTCTTGTATTTACCCAATATGCTTGAGGAAGGCATCCCTTGGAAATATAGTTGATTACAGACCATGGATTATATATTTCTTCGCTACCAAACAAATATCCATCGTACCAGTCTTTAAGTTCCTCCTCTTTATCTGATACTCCATAGTAACTGAGCATTGCTTTCACTTCAGATTCTGTAAATCCAAAAAAGCTATCGTATTCTTCATCCATTACGGAGTTCACTGTTAAATTATTTAGACCACTAAAGATACTTTCCTGCGCAATACGCAAAATTCCTGTTAGGAAACCATAGGATAAATTCTTATTATCCTTAAATGCTCCTGAAAAGAAATTTCTCATGAATCCAATAATTTCATCGTAGAAATCCTTAGAGTATCCCTCTTGAATCGGAGTATCATATTCATCAATAATGATTACTGGAGCCTTATCATAATGTGAAGCAAGCATTTTAGATAGTCTTTCTAGCGAAGAAGTAAGCTCCACTTCATTAGCTGTAGCGCTAATAATCTTTGTAAAATACTCCTTCTCATATTGTGCGAGCTTATCACTATTTAGTAGCTCTTGATGTCTTCCATACTCTTCTTGAAGTAGTCCCCTTATTTTATCTATTGTTGCGTCCCAAGTATCAAATTTAACATCCTTAAAAGTTAAGAATATGACTGGATATTTTCCTTGATGTGAACGATACTCTTCTCCACATTGCCAAATATTTTTATCGGCAAAATACTTACTAGTATTCTTATCTGATATTTCAAAGAACACTCTGAGCATATCCATATTCAAGGTCTTTCCGAATCTCCTTGGTCTCGTAAACAAAGATACCAATGGCTTTTGATCCAAGAATTCTTTGATTAATAACGTCTTGTCGACATAGTAATATTCTTCCTGCGCACGAACATAGTCAGAGATGCCGATTGGTAATGATTTAACTTCTGCTTTCGCAACCATATTTTTCTTGATGTATTTTCCATTAGACACTCTTCCATCCATTGGCTTTGGAGAATCGTCTGGAATTAACCAAGATCCTTTTTCTTTTATTGCACCCTGTATTCTTCCTTTTTTGCACATATCATTTACGGAACGTGGAGAAACATTCCACTCTAAAGCCTTTTCTTTACAAGTTTTCATATATATATCAGCTCCTGTCCTTCGCAATATTATTCCTCATCTTACGCAAATTATACCTCAGTAAAACGCAAAAAGTCAAATCAATTCGATATTTTGCGTTTAATTATTGCGTTTGCTTAATGTTTTGCGTCTTGTATTTTTCGGCACTTTTATTTTGGTTTTTTCAGTCCACAAACTTGTTTGTAGCATATTACTCAGACAAGTTTAACTCCACTGAAAAAGGACCAGCCCAGCTGATCCTCTCCCTCTATCACATCCCCCATTTTCCTTGTCTTCAAGTTCCATGTCCACCCCTACAGTTTTAGCTTCTAATAAGCCTCTCCCATCCCCGCAAGAGTGTTATTTTTGTGTTATTTTTTAACCTCGCATACCCGCAAGTCCTTGCTATTACTGGCTTTCTAGAAGAAACGACATAATCTGCCGTGGCATATGAAAAGTACTCGTATCATAAAAATCTCCTATCATAAAAAGCCGAGAAATGATTATCCCCTTTGGAGTTTTCTAAACCGAGGGGGTGCATCGTTAAAAGGTATATTTTTCCTATTTCACGGACGTTAAAATTCCTTCAAGGAATTTGATTTCATTACATCGCATCTGCTCTGTGAAAGCACTATATACATCTATCTCGGTCGGAATCTGAAATCCGTGCTTGATGAGACAAATATCCTCTCGAGCCTCTACATTCTTCTCATAAGTCGAACCACGGTTGAGCCACATAACAGCATCTTCTTCCTCTCCCATTTCAGGATAAAAATAAAACCCTTTCTTGGCATCAAATCGGAACATATATGCCAATACTTGCAGATAGTCCTTGTTTCCAATATTATCAATCGGTTTGTACTTCGCATCTGCAATCACTCGTGTCTCTGAGTCTCTGCTTATGAAGTCTGGGTAGATAAGTCCGCGATTATGGTCAAACAAACGCTGAGAACCTTTTGTAGCTTTGTTCATCGGATGATAGAAAATCTCGTCCACAATCGAATTCATATACTCTTCCCAGAGCCATGCGCCATCAAAGAGCAATCCATATACCTTCTTGTTTCCCATTCCAATCTGATGTTTCTGATGCTGTAAGATAAGTAGACACAAGTTCTGCAGTTCACAATATTCTCGGTAATATGCGTGTCTAATGGTATTGGTCTTATTTGCATCAATAATCTTCTGTCGGTTACACATCTCGTAGTTAGGAGTGGCCGCTACAACATCCTTGACCTCATCCTTAGCCTGTGCAAGCAGTTTATGTCCGTATGGCTTGTGTTTGATAAACTCCACTGTATGACGGATTAATTCCATCAAATCATTATCAAAGGAATACTCCCTCTGCGAATATGCTACATTACCAACAAACGGTGTATTCTTAACAATGTGTCTCGCTATATCTATCGTTCCCTTAACATTGCTGTCATTGTATGTTTTTCTCACATAAGTCTTAAAGATACCCTTACGCATGGCACTCTTTAAGTAATGTGGGAAGATAAAAACAAGCAGATTGAAAACACGATCATCATTGTTCGCATCTGTTTCCAAATCTACAATATTCGGGACATCAAATACTCTCTCAAGCAAATATTGAAACAGGAAGTCCTGCCCGTTGCTACTAAATCTTGATTCAACTATAAGCTTCTCATCTCCAAGTCCCATGAAGCCCATGACATTGCTCGACAAATAATAATTGTTTACACTCTGTAAAATCATCTGGTCTTTTGTGATATCATCTGCATCTCTAAGAATTTCCGGGAATACAAATATCCCTTCTTTCTCCAACTGCTCCAAAGTTTTATCTGCAATTTTGCTTGTCAGAAGTGATATGCCAGACAATGACTCCTTAGGTATTCTCGAATTATCTTTTATTTTAATTCGACTCATCTACATCAGCTCCATCCGACTTTCCTTGGTTATATGCTTTCTTAAATCGCTCCATAATACCTTCTTCATCATACATACCGTTTATGTATTCCTGTAACAACGGATGTAGGTAATCTGACCATAACTGGTCAAAGTCAATATTCTTCAGCTTCAAGAAATAGGATGCACCAATCTGATAGTTTTCATTCAGACCTTCTGTTGCTGCAATTTCCACATTCAAAGCTGACATTCTGGCAATTGCCTCAGCCTCTTTCTCTTCGTTGTTCAAGTTAGCAAGCATCTCAAGGCGCTCATCTGCACGAAGCTCCACAAAACGGAATCTTCGTCTCATAGCGAAATCAAAGCTGTCTACAGATCTGTCAATATCATTCATCGTACCAATGATATAAACATTATCTGGAATATAGAATTTTTCATTGCTATCAGCATGAAGGTTTGCATACTGAGTGGAAACCTCTCCTGCCACACCTCTGTATCCTGGATCAACAGCAAAGAACAATTCTCCGAAAATCTTAGATATCTCACCACGATTTATCTCATCAATTATGAATACATATTTCTTCAACTCTTCCTGTCTTATAATCTTTGCAGTCTTTTTCTTTTTCTGAATCTCGTTAAAAATAACAAGGTTGTAGGAGTATCTCTGCTGTGTAAAATTGATATTGAAAAATTCCGTAATATCTTTTAATTTGTTAAATTCTCTTCCAGACTCTAACATCTGTCTAATTTCAGAAATATTCAATCGGATACTGTTGATGGATGCATTTTGTGGTATTGAAAGATAAATATGCTCATCATCGACATCTGTGATTGTAAATTCTGTACCCGCTTTGGTCTTGAATGTATTATTTCCTGTGTCCACATCATCAAAGAACTCTTTCATTGCTTCTTGAACAGATAATTCATTTGCAATGACCTCTGTGGACTTTTTAGAATTCTCATAGTTTCTTCTAGCCTTATCCACGAATTTCTTAAAAACGCCATCCTGCAATTCAAAACCCATAGAACCATCTTCATTCGTCTTTGGACGGAGTCCTTCTACAAAATCCGAATAGTCATAACTTGGGTGAAATTGGACAAACTCTACCTGTTGCTTTTGCTCATCTGTGAGCATCGTATAATCATCAAAATAGCCATTGCTAATAATGTCAGCAGCAATTTCTTTTGCAAGATAAGTCTTTCCAGTTCCTGGAGCGCCTCGGAATATAATGTTCTTAGATTCCACAAGCATAGTCGAATATGGATTCAGATAGCCATTAAATTCTGCTGGTTTTACTTCCTCTACAACTGCTGCCTTTTCCTTCTCGTCCTTCTCACGATAAACTAATTTGAAGGAATCTCCCGGATTACCGAAACGTGTCAAACACTCCTGAACAAATCTAAGAGTTGTAAAGATATTCCATGAATAAATTACAAACTGTCTGCCACCATCATAATCATACGACATTGTATTGAACGGATGTATATTGTGTGCTTTTGCTTCGTCCTTGCTGTAATAAATTCCACGAATCATTTCCTTATCTGGAGCGTATTGACAAATTGGAAACTGTTCTTTTTCTTCTACTGGCAAGGCTGCAATCTGTTTTTCATAAATTTGAAACGCAATACGTGGTAAAGTTTGGTTTGTATTCCGTCTCTCACCTTTCCCATATTTTCTTTTGATAACAGTTCCATTGGCAGAAACAAATGATGCATCCAACGGCTTGAACACATCTCCTGCACTAATATTATCCATAGTGAATGAATCATCAGTAGAAGTAACAGACTCTGATGTTATAGTAATCTCGTATTTTGTCTGCTTAATCTGAATCTCATATCCTTTTGCAGTAAGATAGTTTTTTGCTTCGACAGCATTATATCCAGATACATCTATCTCTGCACCATTCTGCAAATGATTTGCTACTGCGATGACATACTTTGGTGGATAGGTATTACCGTTTTCCCATACAAGCTCATACTTGGTACTCATATTGTGCCAAGGAACTCCATTCTCATCAATATATTTAATAGCCTCTGCTATAAATTGTCCGTCAACTTTTGGGACTGCCATGATAAGCACCTCCATTTTAATGAATATACAGAGTTTATTATATCACTAAACGGGTGTTTTGACACCCACAATCGTTAAGTGGCGCTAACACTAAAAATGTCAACATTAAATTCGACATTTTTTCATATTTTTATCATTTTGCCGTTTTGCACAATACGCAGCCTGTTTTATTGTATATTTTCACTTTTGGACAACGCAATAGCAAGGCTGCCACTTCCGCCAGCCTCTCACGCCCCCTATTTCCGTTCTTATGCAAGCTGCTTTACCTCTTCCTCGAATAGTTCCCCTGCTGAATGATAGCCATGTATTTTGCGTGGGTATCCGTTTATCCAGTTCTCTATACTCTCTACCTCTTCCTCTGTCCTGTCGTCAAAATTTGTGCCTTTCGGTATCTTCCGGCGTATCATCTTATTTGTTACCTCATTTGTGCCACGCTCCCAACTGCTGTACGGGTGGCAGTAATATACCTTTGTCCGCTTTTCTCCCTCGTTGATAATAGAACGCTGTAAGCCCTCTGCATCTGCAAACTCGCTGCCATTGTCTACTGTGATTGTCTTAAATACCCGCTTAAACATATCAGCGCCCCATTTTCTTTCTAATCTATCCAGCGCCGCTACTACTGCCTCGTCTGTATGGTCTGGCAGTTTAAATATAATCTCGTTTCTGGTTTTCCGCTCTGTCAGTACCAGCAACGTATTTTTTGACTTTCCCCGCTTACCTAAAACGCTGTCCATTTCCCAGTTGCCGAACTCTTCCCGTGTATCTATCTCTTTCGGGCGTTTGTCTATACTTTCTCCTGCTGCCGCCCTTTTCTGCTGCTTCTGTACTTTCTTATAATTTCTCTTCTTATTCTTCTTTACTGGCAAATTCTTATTAGACAGTTTAAGGAAAATACCCTTGTCAATGTAGCTGTATAAAGTCGTTACGCATACTGTTACGGAAAAGTCCCCCTCTTTCCCCTGTGCTTTCAATTCTCCCAGTACCGCAGCTGGGCTGTAATCTTCATTTACTATTTTATCTTCTATATAATTTGCGTATGCAATATCGTTGCCTATTTTAAGCTGTGTACCCCTTGCCTTTAAGTTTTCCTCTGCTTTCATTTGTGCCTTGTTTGGGCTATAACTTAATGTTTCTGTATAGTCGCTATTTCTGTGCATATATTCCCCTCGCTTAAGCTCATTGTATATAGTGCTACGGTGTACGCCCAGCTGTTCTGCTATCTCTATCACGCTATGCCCTGCTTTTTTCAATGCCTCAATACTTATACGGTCTGTCCATGTCAGCTGTCGGCTGCCTTTCTTATTTGCCATTTCTGCTACCTCTCTTTCGTTCCTGTTCTTTCCCCATATACGACGAAAAGCCGCAAACTTTTTTACAAGTCTGCGGCTTATGCCTTTACCTATTTACAACACTTTTTACAAGCGGTGTATTTCTTCTTTGCTTGGCTTAGCGGTATGCTCTTTGGGTTTTTCATTCCCGAACAGTTAGGCTTACTATGGTATTTTTTGTTGCTACGGTCTACATATACTGTAGTTTCTCCCGTATGCTGGCTTACGCTTGGCGTTGCGTCCTCGATTACGTCAAGCTCTATATTGCACCCGAACGTCTGTACCCCCCCCCAGAAATTTCCAGTATTTCTGCGGTGTAGCGGGCTTTCGGGTACTTTCTCGCTAAGTCCCCCGCCAGCTCTGCCGATAGATTGCCTATTACCTTATCGCCCCACTTTACGTATGCGGCAGGCTCTCCGTTGTATGTATACTTTTCTACTGTAATATCTTCACTGCCGGACATTCTGCTTAAAATATCCTGCCTGTTTTCTCCGTCCTCATTATTGAACGTCACGCCTACTACTTTCGTTCTGATTGTATCTAAAATTCTGCCACCAGATGCAGCGGCAGGCGCTGGCGTTCTGTTTCTGTTCTCTTTTCCTGCGTTTTTCTTTTTCAGTCCAAAATAAGCGCATACTGCCGCAACCACAATGCAGCCCGCCCCACCTGTTATATTTCCAGACGGCAGCGCCGTTAAACCGCTTACTGCAAATAATGCAGCCACTGCCAATAAAATTACCTTTTTCTTTGTCATAGTAAGCCCTCGCTTTCGTTTCTACTTCAATTCTAAAATTTCATCAGCAGAGGCGTTAAGCTCTCTGCAAATTTTCGCCAGTGTTATTGCGTTTGGCGTAAGCTCGTTGTTTTCCCAGCGGCTTATATCTTTTTGGTATACTTGCAGGCGCTCTGCAAGTTCCTTTTGCGTCACGCCTGCCGCTTTTCTCGCTGTTTTAATGTTTTCGCCTAAATTCATGCCTTACCTCTCTTTTCTCTTGCCCTCAAAATGAAAGCAACCAGCAGTTTTACCAGTCCTACTGCTACTAAAAATACTCCTAATTTTAAAAGCATACTCTTTACTCGGCTTTGGGTTTGTGTTATATTTCTTATAGGCGGCGGGCTTATCGCCCGCCTGTTGGTTAGGGCTTTCGCCCTAACCTATGTACTTACCAATTATGATAAGTATTGTTCCTATGATTAAGTCTATCACTGCACTGATTGCCAATTCTTGCCAGTTGATAGGCTTTTTCTTTTGTTTCTTTTTCTTACCCATTGTGCCGTTTCTCCTTTCCAGTGGCTTTGCCTCTTATTTGTTCTTATCTCCTTTCCATGATTTTATTATATACCTTTTTCGGTATATTGTCAACACTTTTGTATAGATTTCTAAGAAAATTGCAAAAAAATAGAGGGCAGACAGCAAACCGCCCACCCTCGAAAACTTAAGCTAATCTTGTGGCATAATCTAAGCTAATCCAGCCTGCGCCACTCTTCAAGCGTCCCCAGCCTGCGCTTGCGCCCTGTCCGGCTTTCACTTCCACAATGGTAAATACTCCCTTTCCTGTGGTTTCTCCTGTCTTTGCATAGTTCGTGCCTGCTCCCGTTCTGATATTAAGGTCTAAAATATCCACCTGTACGCTAAACGGAACGCCTGCGCTTGCCTGCTGCCCCGCTGCGGTATATACCGCCTTGCCGTTATCATCATATACAGTATAACCCGCCTTGCAAGCGCTCTTTGCATTTCCCAGCGACGTAAACGCCCCCAGCTGGCTTGCTGCGTCCGTCCAGCTCTTGCGCACTCTGTAATACTTTGTACCGTTTCCTGCTGCATACTTTTTATAGTATCCCTCGCCGTACTCTGCACGCTTTTTCTTTGCTGTTTCGCTCTGGTCTGCTGGCTTTTCATATCCAGTAAGAACGGCATCAGATGCAGCACGCACGCTGCCCGCCTTTTTCAGTGCATCCATTACTGCTGTGTATCCCTGCAATTCTTCCCATAAAAAGCCCAGCTGCATATTAAGGTCTGCAATGGATACGCCCGCCTGTTTTGCATGATTAAGCAACGCCTGCTTTCTGCTCCAATACGTCCACTGCGCCAGCCCATAGCCTGCACTGTCCTTTACAAAATTGCCATAGCTGCCATTATCCACCGCTGCTGTATATTCTGCGTCCGTCTTACCCAGCTTATTGTTATAGGTGTTCTGTAAGTTGTTCGGCATAAGCCCGCTTTCAGCATACAGATTACCCATAATACCAGCCACGGCATAAGCATTTAAGCCCTTTCCTGTAAGAAAATTCCAGATTGTTTTTTCATTGCCGCCCTGCGGTGTTTCTGCCTGTCCGCTGATTTTACGCTTAAACTCGTCCCATGTGTGGGCGCTGGTGTTATATACATACGGGTTAGGGCAAATCTTGCCCGTTACGTCGTAATGTCTGATTACATGAGATGCAGGCACGCCGTATTTATTCATAAGGTAACGGGTAAGCTCTGCCGCTGCCTCTACTGTTGCGTCCTCAAAATACCAGTCTTTATCTGTTGCGCCCATGCTCTTTGTGTTTTTCTTCCTTACGCACATTTCAATACCGATACTATTAGCGTTTCGGCACTCTGCGTGCTTATAGCTCGACGCTCCGCAATGCCACGCTATATTAGCGTCCTCTACGCACTGCCATACCTCGCCGTTAAATCCTACAAAGTAATGCGCCGACGCATTTCTATTGCCGCCGCCATAATATCGGCAGTTGTCCTCTGCGCCGCCCAGTGCGCCTACATAATGGATAACAATATACTTAATTCTGGAAACGCTGCCCTTATTGAAATTGTACTTACTTATCTTTCTATTAATGTTCATATTTCCTGCCTTTCCGCATACAAAATAAGCGCCTGCGGTGTCCCGCAAGCGCTCTTTGCTGCTATGTCCTTATTATTCTTATCTTTCCTGTGTCCTGTGTTTCTCTACGTTGCCTGTGGTGCTGTCCCCGTCCAGTTCGTCTGTGTCCGGCAGTTCGTCCGTATACTTCGCCAGAAACTCCCGCACCTTTTCCCATACCTTTTTTACGGGCAGCCCGCATAATGCCATATTCTTAAAAATACTCACTGCCTCATAGGCAATGTAAAGCAATGCGAAAAATTCAGCCACGCCCACGGTATCAAGCCCTAAATATGTACGTGCCTGCTCCGGTATAAATCCGATTAAGTTAATCTTAATCAGTACGTCGATTGCCAGCATGAATACCAGAGAAATAAGCATACCTACTTTTCTGATAGCCCCGTCAATGCCTGCGCAGCTGTTAAATTTCTTCTCTTTGATTGCACGCAGCACGCCAAAAACCGTGTCGCACACAATCGCCAATACTACCAGCTGGATAATTTTGTTATGTGCCGCCGCCTCAATAAATTCTGTAATAGTCATGTTCATAAATCCTGCCTTTCTCTTAATTGCAAATCTTTTGCCCGCTCTTTCAGCTCTGCGCCGTCGTAGCCTGCTGTCTGCTCCCAGCTTTCCAGAGTGGCTATTAAATCAGCAATAAGCCTGCTTTGCTTTTCTATGGTTTCCTGTTGTTCTTGTACTACCCTTAGTAAATTGCTACTCATGTACTCGCTCCTGCATTCTGCCGCTTAAGCAGCCTTTTCTATGGCTGCCTCTGCCAGCGTTTCTATTTTCTTTCGTAGGTTATAACTGTCGGCGTGTCCTGCGTGTCCCGTCCAGCTCTGTATACTCTTTTGTAACTGCTCTTTTGTGATTTTCCCGCTCTCGCACTTCTTGATAGTACGCTTTATGCGCTTTATGCTGTCCTTTCGCACTTTCCTGTGCGTTGCCCTGTGTTTGTAGCCTACAAAGTCTATACCGTTCTTTGCTGCCAGCATGGTAGTTTTCAGGTTAAACTCTAACTTAAGCTCTTCCCGTAAGAATTGCTCTATCCGTGCAAGCCAGTTGCGCAGCTGTTCCTTGTCTGGGCTTAATATTACAAAGTCGTCCATATATCGTATGTACGCCTCTACGCCCAGCTCATGCTTAATAAACTGGTCTAATGCGTCCAGATAGATATTTGCAAATAACTGACTGGTAAGGTTTCCTACTGGTATCCCTACGCCGTCCGGCATATTGCCGTTGTGGTCTATTATCCTGTCCAGCAATGCCAGTACCCCAGCGTCTTTTATAACCTTACGTATTTCAGTCTTTAATACCGCATGGTCTATGCTCTGGAAATAGTGGTGTATATCTGCCTTGATAGCATAAAGCGGCTGGTCTGGGTGGTATTTGTTCCACTCATACAGCCACTCTTTTAATGTATCAGACGCAGCGTGCATACCTTTACCTTTCCGGCAGGCGTAAGACTGCGATATAAACCGCTTATCAAATATAGGCTCTAACACGTTGTTTATGGCGTGCTGTACCACCCTGTCATAGAACGGCAGCGCCATTATCTGCCGCTCTTTCGGTTCGTACACCTTAAAGTAATGGTATTCGCTCGGCTCATAGGCAAGGTTTAGAATATCTTCCCGCACCTTGTCTAAGTTTTCCTCTTTGTCTTTCGTAAAAATCAGTACGTCTTTTCTGTGGCGCTTGCACTTTCTGGCTTTGTTATAGGCTTTCTGTACGTTTCCATAGTCACCCATAGCCTCTAAAAGTGTGATGCGCCGCCCGTCCTTATCGGTAATGTATCCTACTCTCTTCAAGTATTAAGCTCCTGCCTTTCGCCGTAGCTACTAACCAGCAGCCGTATTTTTTCTCTTTGCCTCACGGCGGGACAGCCACTCTGACTATAGGATATTAAACACTCGGTCTTATCCTTTTCTAAGTCCTTGCCAGTATTCCGTAGAACTCTGTGCCTGTAATGTTCTCACTAAGTCACACGCCCCACGAGCGCCAATGTTCGTATTGACATTCCACGGGTAATTGTTGCAATTCACGGCACGAGCGCCGCAATTCGCCCCATTGTTCCAGTTGCCGCCCGCTATCAGCGCTGCCAGAGGCTGTAAGTAAGCAGCTGCCCCATATCCTGCTATTTTCTGGTCTTTACCTCTTCTATCAGTTCGCCCAGCATAACGCCTATTTCTTTCAGCTTGCGGCAGCTCTCGCCGTAGTGCCGTGCGTTCATAGCGCTATACTTCAAGTCATGCGCCAGCCGCAGCAATTCTTTACTTTCCTGCAATGCCGTATCTACCGTGTATAAGTGGCTTTTCGTCGCCGTCTTATCCCACTTTATAACCTCTTGCAGCATTTCAAGAATTGCGTTTCTGGTCGCCGTCTGTAAGCTGAATTTCTCATACTTCGGGTACTTCGTAAGTAGAGGATAGATATATAGCAGAAAATCGTATATTTTCTGGTGTATAATATCTGTTTTTGTCTGTATGTCCATGCCTTACCCCCGTTTATCCGGCTGGGCTTTCGCCCGCCGTCTACAGAGAGTCACACGCCCCACGAGCGCCAATGCTCGCATTGACATAACACGGGTAATCGCTGCAATGCACGGCACGAGCGCCGCAATTCGCCCCACTGTACCAGCTGCCGCCCGCTACCAGCGCTGCCAGAGAATATGCGTAATACTGGTAAATGTTACCAACGTCGTAAGACTTCTCGCCTGTGTTCAATGGGCTTTTCTTGTCCCAGCCCCACGCTACGCTTGCGTGGTAGTCTGCATTTGTGGCGTGTTCCGCTCTTGTAATAAGCTCGTCCAGCCACTCCCAGACACGCCCCACGGCATCTACAACGCCCACGGAAGAAACGGCATTTACCACACTGCCTGTTACGCCCCTACCTGTGTTGCTGGTGGCGCTCCATGCGTTTGTATTTGCGTTATCCAGTCCGGCAGGGCTGCCAAAAGCATAAGCGCAAAATTCTGCATAGTTCGGCAAACGCTTACCGCTCTTTGCCAGACGTTCTACAAAGTTGTACCAGTTCATGCTTTCTGTACCCGTCATAGGTGCGCAGCCGTACTCTGATTTCAAGCCCTTTGCCCCGTCGTCAGAATTAAGGTAAATATCTACCCATGTGCCGCCGCCTAAATATACCATACCCTCTGGGCTGCATTTCGGGCGGTGTCCCAGTGTCCATACAGAACGTGGTACAATGCCGTTGCTTACTGCACTTTCCCAGCCTGTGCCAAAAATAACACTGCTGCCATTAAGCGGCTGTAAATTGCTGTCCACCTTGCGGCAGCGTCCATAATGAAAGCCGCCGATTTTACGGCTGTTTGTAGCGTTCCAGCCTGTCGGGTATGTAGAATTAAGGGAAATTACGTATTTCTCGTCTGCGCTGTCAATTCTGCTGTCGCAGATATATACGTAATAGTCCTTACCTACCGCAAAAGCGCTGCCTGCGTCCAGATTAGCAGCCGTAAGAATGGTGTTTGCTGTCTTGAAAATTCCAGCACCACCCACGGCAATTACGCAACCCTCTACTACGGTCAGTTCATTTGCTCCGCTGGCGTAAATGTACTCATTGCTTGGTGCTACAATATCGCTGATTGTAGCCATTTTATTTACGTTCAAAAGCGCCCTTGCGTCGGTCTTTGTAACGTCGTCCACTAATAATCTACTCATACTGCTTTAATACTCCTTTCAGTGCTGCAATGTCGTCTGTTGTCATTCCTGCCACGGTGTCTGTGCGTTCCAGCGCAATTACCTTGCAGCCCGCTTTTACCGCTTTGGAAAGTGTAAGGGCTGTTCTGTCGTTTCCTGCCTCTCCTGCTGCCGCTGCCTCGTCGGTCTGGATATGTGTTACTCCCTGCACCGTGCCGGATACGTCGCCCGCTACAAATTTCATACCTACCGCTGCCTCGTCGCAGTAATATACCGTAACCGCCTTTTTCTCTTCCTCTACAGCTGCTACGCCACACTCAATATAACGCTGGTTCTCTGCGCTCTCGATTTTCGCCAGCAAATCTGCTGCCGCCAGTTCTCCGCTTGCTACCATAGCAAGGCAGTTGTAATAATCCTCTTTTGTCTTTAATACTTTAGGAAATCCTTTCATGGTCTGCCGCCTTTCTAAAATGTATTTGCAAGATAGGAATTACCCACGTAGGTAGCCCCTAACACTGCCGTTTCTACTGTTCTTTCGTAATGCTGGCTCATGTATGCTGCACCCATGTAACACAATCCCAGTACAGCATCATGCTTATAGTCAATGCCCCAGCCGCTTTCTACTCTCTTAAGTCGCTCGTCCAGCGCTGCTATTGCCTCTTTTGTTTCTTTCGTGCCTGCCTCTGCCTGCTTTTTCACTTCCTGCATGGCTGCTGCCAGCTCTTCAATTTGCAGTTGCAGGCTGCCTGCTATGTCCTCGCCCAGCTTGTCCTTGATACTCTCAAACCATGTGTTAAATTCGTTTTCAGCGTCCGACTGGAATAACTTAATTTTTGCCATAAATTCTGTATAGGCGCTTAAAAGTTCCTTGTCCCAGTTGTCAAGCGTGCTTTCAAAACTGCTGTATCTTTCGTTAAACTGGCTCTCATACTGTGCAAATAAGCCCTCTGTCTTGCTTACGTAGCTGTCATATACGCCCGCAATCTCTGTAAGGTACTTTTCCATACTCTGCTTATATGCGCTGAACTCGTCCAGCACGGCTGCGCTGTAGGTGTTGAAAAAGTCCGTAAACTGCTTTGTAAGCACGCTTGCGTCTATCTCTTCCACCGTTCCTGTTACAATGCCGCAGACTGCGCTATTAAACCGCTGGTCTGTGATGTTCTGCGTCTGTATCCTTGTTACGCCCTTGCCTACGTAAATATCTGCAAGCGCAAGCTCCCATATTTCCGTAGTGCGTGTTACTGCCGTTGCTGTCGGCTTTGCAGACGGTGTGCCTTTCAGCACCGCAATATACATATCTCTTTGCGGCAAATCCCAGCGAACTACTACCCTGTCCACCCTGTTAAGCGCTCCCTCTGCCGTATCCAGTGTTACGCTAAGCGTTGCAGGATTTCTAAAGGCGTAGCCGTTTATAAAGGCATAGCCTGCATTTACTCTTATTTCCATGCCGCTGTAAGCTACCACCTGTAGCCCGTCGCTTGGCTTTGGAAAAATGCCGTTTGCAATGAAAGTAGCAAAGTACCACGCCCAATCCTCGGCTTTATATACTCTGTCGTACTCTCCGTCTACTGCCACGGCATTAAACGGTAAGCTGTTTGCCATTTCTGCTACCTCACTTTCCTAATCTGGTCTACCAGCGTCGGCAGGCTGTCGCCAAAAGTCGCCTCTATGGTTTCCTCGCCTTTCTGGTATGTTTCTGTTACTTCTGTAATGCGTGCATCTATCTGTATGCCCCACTTGGTTTCTTTGCAAGTAATACGGTCGCCTAAATCAAAATCAGCCTTAAATTTTAAGTTTGAATTTGTATTTATGGTACTTACAAAATTTATGTTCTTGCCGTAGTTTTCCAGTTCTGCGCTGCCTCTCGTTTTCAGCATTGCAATATAGGTATTCAGCGGTATTGTTACCTCTGTTTCCCCCTGCTGGTACTTTCTGGCAATGTCCGTAGCGTCGCAGAATACCTCTACTAAATCCAGCCCCGTTGCGTCCTCGCCGTCCACTGTGGTTACTGGCTGGCTGCCGTCGTCGTCAGCTGCTCCCTGCACATAAATAAAGTTGCCGCAGTTCTCTATACTGGCTGTATATTCCTGCTCGTTGACATTATCAAAATCTCTTGAAAATATGCAGGGTGTGTTACCCTCGGTATTTGTGGCTGTAAGGTCATTGCCCTTATACAGATAAAAGCCAAACAGTCTCTCTCTTTCGTTAAGCAGAATGTCATAGCCCAGCTTTCCAGCCTGCGCCCTTGCCTTTACTTCCTGCCCCAGTTGTGCGTATACCTCGTTTGCATATTCAACCGCCACGCCGTCTATGGTTTCCTGCGCCAGAAATGTAAGCAATGGAAAACGCCGCTTTGTTCCTGCTGCGCTGCCGCAGTTGTTCTTTACCATAAGGTTTATAAGATACTGGTTTGTACCTGTCGCCACAATCTGCGGATAAATGCAGCGCTTATTAAGCCACCAGCTAAGCATATAGCCTTGTGCCTCTAACTGCTCTAAGCCGTTCTCGTCTTTGGTAATGTGTACGTAGGTTATCTGCGCTGCCCTGCGCCATACGCCGCCGTCAGCGGTCTTTACTTCCTTTTTTCCGTCGTGCTTGGTTATTAAGTTACCCTCTACCAGCAAACGGCTGTTATTGTCCGTAATCGGCGCAAGCAGGCTAAAAGTTCCTACGTCAAAATACTTTGTATGCCATAGCAGGCTTGCCAGCTCGTCTATAGCTCCCAGCGGCTGTACTGTCTTGTCGAATACTCTAAGCTCCATACCGTCACACTCCTAAAAATTCCTTGCTGTAGAATATGGATACTTCCAGAGAATTTACGCCGCTGGCTGCATCATACCTAAACATATTGTCGCCTATGGCAAGCTGCATAAATGTACTGTCTACATCAATGTAGCGGAAATAGTCGGTTTCTACGCCGTCCCTTATCAGCTTAGCGCCCTTGCTGCCGTACTTCGTGTTAATCTCTATCACGTCGCCCGTTTTCATAGTGGCGTTAATCTGTATAAATTCCTCGGTATCCACATTAAGCAGTATCGGGTTTGAAACTGTCCCCAGTGCTGTAAACCTTATCCTCATTCCTGTTGATACGTCGCCCTCGTTGTAACAGTCCACTATTACGCTTTCCGCTCGGTATCCGTATATCATGCTCTTTGTGCTGTCCTTTTCGATAACGCAAGGGAAATGCCACGCAGCCACCCAGCTTGCTATATCCTCTTTTGTTTCTTCCTCTTCCCGCCAGAACGGGTTAAGGCACTCTATTTGTAAATCAAACTCATAAAGTACCTCTTTCTTTAGTATCTTAGGCTCTCCATACGCCCTGCAATCAATCACACGCTTAAAGCCGCCGTACTCATACACCAGCGTAGCGCTAAGCTCTGGGTTAAATATCTTAAGCATACGGCGGCGCAGTTCCAATGCCTGCGCCTTGTCCCGTGTGTTGATATGTCCCACTACGTCTATGTCCCTCGCCTCGATACGCTGCCCTACGTAGGTGTCGCCGTGCTGTCCCATACTGTTTGTGCTGTAAATGACGCTCGTAACGCCGGAAATGCCCTCTACGTCTTTACTTATATTGCAATGGTATACGCTGTCTACTCCCAGCTCTAACCGCTCGCCCCTTGAATTTATGTAAGTCAGTTTTTCATTTTCCATGTGTTACACCGTCCTTGCTATCATTCTGAACTGTCTGGCTGCCTCTTTCTGCTGTTTTGCATAGTCCGTGGTATTCGCATAAATATACTGATTGACAACTACGCCGCCTGCTGCACTGCCGCCGCCTCTCGGCTTTGGCTTTTTGTCGTCGTTATCATACTTAAATTCATTGCCTACATTTACCTTTGCGTCTACGTCAAACTCCTGCGGTACGCTGTCCTCAATCATTTTCTTAACGCCGCCGATTTCATTAGAAAAGCCAACGCCGATACCCTGCGCCAGATATACGCCGATTTCGTCACGCATCAGCTTAGACGGGCTGGCAATTCCAAATAAATCCTTAAGGAAGTCGGTAACGTTGCCTACCCAGCCGCTTATTTTGTCCTTTATCCACTGCGTAGCTCCGTTTATGCCGTTCCAGATGCCCTCTACCATGTTTTTACCGAACCCAGCAAACGTACTGCCAATATTCTTAAATACGTCTGTTATTCCAGTAATTACATTTTTCATGCCCTCTACGGCTTTGTTCTTTACTTCTGTACCCCATGTAGCCACTTTGGTAATTGCACCAGAAATGCTGTTATAAATCTTTTGCGGTATTTCCTTAACAATCGTAACAATGCCCGTTACCATGGCATTCATTACCTCTTTGGCTTTCGTAAGCATATTGTTACCCCACGTAGCCACTCTGGTAACTGCTCCTACTATACTGTTCCAGATTTTCTGCGGCAGTTCCTTAACAATCGTAATAACGCCTGTTACCATGGCATTCATTACCTCTTTGGCTTTCGTAAGCATATTGTTACCCCACGTAGCCACTCTGGTTACTGCCCCTACTATACTGTTCCAGATTTTAGCAGGCGTTTCTTTCACAATCGTTACAATGTTCGTAAGCATTGTGTTCATTACTTCTTTGGCTTTGGTCTGCATATTTGCGCCCCACGTAGCCACTCTGGTTACTGCGCTTACTATACTGTTCCAGATTTTCTGCGGCAGCTCCTTAACAATATCTATAACTTTCGTTACAAAATTTGTTATAACTGTGCCGCCTTTTTCCTGCATATTTGCGCCCCACTCTGCTATTTTCTCAACACCCGCAGCGATTGCCTGCGGTATCAGAGTAGGTAGCTCTTTTATTTTATTTATGATTGTCGTTACCAGCTTGCCTGCCGCCGTCAAAATCTTAGGCAGCCCCGTAATCAGTCCTGTTACAATGGCTGCTATAATCTGCGGAATGGCTGCGATTAAAAGCGGTATTGCATCTATGATGCCGTCAATCAATGCGACTATAATATCGCCCGCACTTTCGATAATAAGCGGTATGCCCTCAACCAGTGCATTTATGATAGCCGTTATGATTTCCGGCAGTGCCTCAATCAGTACCGGCAGCGCTGCTACCAGCCCCTGTGCCAGCCCCGTAAGCAGCTGTAATGCTGCTGTAATCAGCAACGGTATATTTTCTATCAGCATGGTTACAATGTTCGTAACCACCGTTACGATTGTTGGCAGCAATGTAGGTAACGCTTGTGCGATACCTTGCGCCAATTCCGTAATAATCTGTACGCCTGCCTCTAAAAGCTGCGGTAATATAGTAAGCAGCGTATCTATGATTGTCGGTATAATCTGCCCGATTATGCTTATCATTTCCGGCAGCATTCCAACCAGCGTATTAAGCAAGTCTTGTACGCCGCTCATTAAAGGCGGTAATAACTCCTGTATAACCTGTGGTATATACGTTGCAAGCTGCTCTACGATTTCTCCCAGTCCGCTTACCAGCCTCGGCACTGTTTCTATTACCCTCGGTGCTATATTCCCTACCACTGTTACAATACTGTCTACCAGATTGCTTGTAAGCTGTGAGAAATTCGCCTCGCTGTCTGCCATTCCAGCTACCCAGTTGTCCCACGCTGAACTCATAGAACTAACCGAACCCTCTATTGTTGTACTTGCCTCTTTTGCCGTTGTCCCTGTTATTCCCATTTCCGTCTGTACGACTTGAATAGCGTCTACAACGTCTGAATATGATGAAATATCATACTTAATGCCGGATAGCTTGCTTGCATCATCAAGCAGTCGCTGCATTTCCTCTTTTGTGCCGCCATATCCCAGTTTTAAGTTATCCAGCATGGTATAATTCTGCTTTGCAAAACCGTTATAGGCGTTCTGTATAAGCGATATATCAGTACCCATTTTATTTGCATTGTCTGACATATCCGTAATTGCCACGTTTGCCTTTTCTGCTGCCGCTGCCGTGTCATTATTCATACTGGCAAGCAGCGACGCTGAAAAGCTGGTAACTGTTTCCATGTACTCATTTGCAGACATTCCGGCTGTTTTATATGCGTCGTTTGCATAACCAACAACCGTATCAGACGACGTTTTGAAAAGAGTTTCTACACCGCCTACAAGCTGTTCCTGTGCTGCGTATCCCTCTATCGCTTTTGTGGTAAGCGCTCCTATGGCTGTTGCCGCTCCCGCAACTGCTGCCGCCGTCGCCGCTGCTGCTGCTTTAAGCGCTGTACCCATTCCGCTTAGCACGCTTGTAAATCCAGAAAATTTTCCCTTTGCGTCGTCTGCCTGTTCCCCGCTGTCTTTTATTTCCTTTCCCATTTCGTCAGCGGCTTTTTCTGCTTTTTCCATTTCGTCAGTCGTTTTGCCTAATTCCTGCTCTGTCTTTACAAGCGCTGCTTTCTGGTAATTTAACTGGGTTTCAAGTTTTTTACTTTCTTCGCTACTGTCTCCTGTTGCCTTGCGACATTTTTCTAAAGCCGCCTCGGTTTCTTTTACCTTTTTTGCCTGCTCGTCGTATGTTTTCTGTAGTACCGCCTGCTTTGCTTTCAGTGCATCTACGCTGCTTGCATTGTCCTTATATTCAGCCGTTACAAGTTTCATTTCAGAATTAAGCACTTTAAGGGTGCTGTTAATTTCCTTGCAGGCTGCTTTATACTCTGCCTCTCCGTCAAAACTTAACCTTGTTTTGACGTTCTGCGTCTTATCTGCCATAATTAAAAGCCCCCTAACGCTATGTCTATATCGTCCATGTTTTCTGTAGCTGCTGGTGTTCCCGCCTGTTCCTGTCGGAAAATGTGCGGGTTATATTCCTTGTGATATTTAAACAGTGTCGTTATCTGGTATGGTGTTTTTCTCCATGCCTCACGTTCCCTGTATCTCAAAAGCACTACTGCAATATACAAAAGCCGTGCAGTATCTAATTTTCCTGCACGGCTGCCCTGTTTCCCTCTTCTGTTGTTTCTTCTCCGTCGTTTTCGTTCTCTGTGTCGCTGTTGTCTCCCGCAGTTCCTCTGTAGAACGATTTAAAAATAGCGTTCTGTACTTCCTGCAAATTTCCTGCGTGTATCAGTCTGCCTACCCTCTTCTCTTCAAGCAGCTGGGCGTTTTCGTCCTCTGCTAAAAGTGCCTCGTTAATAAGCAGCGTAAGTAACCACCTTGTATCTTTAAAAAGGTTTGGGTTATCTTTATTGAATACCTCACTTAATTTGTCGTAGCCCCCAAACTTTTCCTGTACTTCGTCTAATGCGTTCAGCGAAAAAAGTAAACCATATTCTTTGCCGTTCAGCTCTACGGGAAAAGCCCCGCTCTTTAATGCTCCCATGATATAAAATTAAGGCGCAGCCCATGCTACGCCTCTCTCCTTTCCTGTTTTATACACTTTCCATTGCTGCTGCCTTTTCCGGCACTGCTGTAAACCACGTTTTAGCCGCTGCGCTTTCCTCTGTTCCCACAAAGTCTGCTTTCCACAAGCTATCTTTCTTTCTTGTTGTAAAAGATGCCTCAATGTCCGGCGTGTTAAACTTGATACTCTCGCCCTTTGTTTCGTACTTTTCAGACGGTACTTTAAATTTTGCTTTAAGCAGCCATACGTAACGGTATTTACCACCCGTTTTCTTAGCTCTGAACCCTACAGCAACATACGGCGGCTCGTCCTCTTTTCCCGCCCATACTACGCTGTTCTTATCTACTGCCTGCCCCAGCAACTCTGCCAGCACTTCCGGTGTAAGGTCTTTAATTCCCAGCTTAAGCGTTCCGCTTGCAAACTCCGTGACGCTCTCGCTTAATGTGTCGTCTGCATACAAGCTGCCGTCTGCTGTCTTTACGGATAAATCGGCGCTCATTGCCTCTGCCATTTTCTTAGGTGTCCCGTAGCTCTCTGCTCCGTCTGCCTCTGTGCATACGGCGTAATATAAATCTTTCAGTCCCAGTGTCATTGTTTAATCACTCCTCTTTCAAAATCTCGACTGTGATAGGCACTAACCAGTACCCCGTTTCTGTTTCGTAGCTTTCTGCGTCTATGCTGTTAATATAAACGCCTGCTGCTTTCAATACCTCTTTTGTCTTATCAAGCTGTGCCTCAAAATCGCCCTTATGGAAAAGCGTAACTCTATACATTTCCCTGCGCTCTTTCTCTTCGTCGTCTGCATTTACCGCAGGCGTACCCAGCAGCCGCAGAAACGTATAATATGCGTCTGGCTTATCCCGTCCAGTGTAAACGCCTCTCTGGGCTGGCAACCCTGCGCTTTCTAAAATCTCCTGTATACTCATTCGCCTGTTTCACTCTCCCATATACTGCGCTGTGCCTCTACTACCTTTTCGTGCGCCTTTTCGTTTGCCACTGTCATATAAGGGCGTGCAGCGTGGCTACTTGTGCCGTACTCTGCCACAAAGCCGATTGTTGCATAGCGCACCTTGCTTTTATCTCCTTTTCTGTCGTTTCCATGCTTTGCCCGTCCCTGTGGGTATATCTCTACGTATTTCTCCGTATCGTCTCCCTTTACGTCCGTGGCTTTTATGGAATTGATAAAACCGCCCGTTTCGTTCAGTCCCATTGCCTGTGCCTCTGCTCTCTGTGCCTCTATCAGCACATCAGCACCAGCTTTAAGCATTTTGGGGACTGCCTCAACTGTAGCCGCCTCTCTCCGGCTGAAAGCGTCTATAATATCTTCCAGCCCGACTGTGTTAAACTCTCCCATGCTTACACCTCGTTTCTGTGGCGTAAATCTGTAAGCGTAAGCTCTATGGTGTCTGTTCCTGTATCGTAGGTCTTAAGTACAAAATAGCGCCGCCCGTTTACTTCTACTACGTCCTCGCCGCCATAATCTGCCTTATGTACCTCGTACTTTGCCTCTACCAGCTTTCCTGTCTGCTGGCTCTTGAAATACTCGCTATACCCCACTGATTTTTTATTACAAAATACAGTACGAGTGCTTTCTTTCGGCTTTGTCGCAAATCCGTTTTTGTTTACCCTGTCTTTTTCGCTTGCCTCGCTTATCAGCGTTATTTCGTCTATCCAGTCCATACCTTACCTCTCTTTTAGGTGTCCGTTTCGGACACATAGCCCAAATAAACGCTACCGCAATAGCAGTTACCCAGATATGCAGCATCTGTTTTATGCTCTAAGGCATCTATGCGCCCGTCCAATGTTTCCATGTTTTCGTAAACTTCTGAAAACGTATTATTTACAGCCTGCATATTGCTGCTTTCTCTGGCTTTCATTTCCTGTACCAATGCCTTTAAGCTGGTAAAGCTAAACCACCTCATGCCAGCACCTCACTTATGCAAACAAGGCTTTTATTTCCTGCTGCGTAATTTCTGTAAGGTCTGCTGCTGTCAGTGCCGTTATTCCTTTTGTAGCTGTAAATTTGCCTGTTTTGTTATCATACGCAAGCCCTGTAATCACATTGCCTGCGCCCGTAACTGTTACGCTTAAATCGTCCAGCTGGATAAGTCCCGCTACTGCCTCGTTGATTGCTTTTGTTACGTCTGCGGTCTTTGCGTATGTTGTCAGTGCATTTGCAATGGCTGCCGTTACTTCCGTAGTCTTTGCATAACTGCTTAAGTCTACTTTCCAGTCTCCCACCTTTTCCAGTTTACCGTTAATTACCATGTATTCGCTGTAAAGGTTTCCTGCCTCTCCACTGGCATTTTTTACCATGTAAATTTTCTTTTCTGCGTCGTCCGCTACTGTATCAATGTCTCCCGTGCTGTCTACCATTACACGGCTTAAGTGGTCTGTCCCTGCAATCGCTGTGGAAATAGCGGCGGCTACCTCTGTTGCGGTCATTCCGTCTTTAATTCCATAGCCTGCAAGTGTTGTAGCTGCATCTGCTTTCCCGTTTATAAGGCTTTTCAAATCTTCTGTAAGATTTTCTACAGCTACCTTATCAAGCCCCCCCAGCGCCCCTATGTCGCCTTTTTCTGCATAGCGTTCTTTAATTTCCGCCACCAGAAATTTAAGGGTATCGTATGTAACTCTCTTAATTGCCATTACTCTTATTTCTCCTATCCAAACAAATTCTTAATATCCTGCTCTCCTACTTCGTCGTCCGCAGTATCTGGCGTAACGCCGCCTGTGTATTCACTGGATAGGCTTAAGTGCATTTTAAGGCACTCGTAAGATTTCCAGAATTGCTCTGATTTATCAGAGTATCCAAATTCTGCCTTGCAGTATAGCGTAATGGCTCTAATAATCAGTGCGTCTGTTTCTTCCAGTTTCTTTACGCCTACGTCCTGCAAATCCATTTTGCAGGCGGCTATGCAGTCGTTTATTTCTTCCGTGATTTTTTCGCTTGTGCTGCTGATACGCAGCGCCGCCCGCATCTTTTCGGTTAATGTTGTGGCAGTTGCTGCCATAGCCTGCACCCTCTTTCTTACTCTGTTTCTTCCGCTACTCCTGCATTTACCAGAACTGCTGCACGTTCTCTGGTTACTGTGTAAGTATCTCCTGTATCCTTAATCTGGTTCAATTCCTTATCAAGAAAACGGTTCTTTGCTCTCACTTTTACCAGCCCTGCTGTTTTCTTTTCTTCCTCGGCTTTAACTGCCGCCTTTCTCTCTTCCTCGGCTTTCGCTGCTGCCTCTGCCGCCTTTCTCTCTTCTTCGGCTTTCGCTGCTGCCTCTGCCGCTGCTCTTTTATCCTCTTCTGTAAGCTCGCTTTCGTCCGGTATGTCTACCTCAACCGCTGCGCAGCGTGTAGCAATTTCTTTCTTTGTTCCCTCTGCATCTACGCCCAGCTGCTTTGCCAGTTCCTGCAAATCCTCTTTCTTATAGCTTTCCAGCTCTTTTGCGTCTAAGTATCCTTTCATGCTCTACCTCGCTTTCTTACACTTCTGTTACACCCTTTTTAACTAAGATAATGCCCGCAGCGTCAGCTACTTTGCCGTCCACTACCATTAAGCACTTATTCTTAATCTTGTTGTTGTCGTGGTCTGTCCATTTCACTACCTGCATTTCCATGTTGGTATTGATAACGTAATCAGAGAAATTCATAAATACTGCGATTACGTCGCCCTCGTTTGCGTCGTCCCAGCTCGGTAAAACGTCGTCCTCTACAGTTTCCACATTCTTACCCATAAAACGGTATGTTTCCTCTCCGTTCACGCCGTAGTTTGTGCGTCCGATAGGCTGCCCGTTCTTATCTTCCATGCCGTCAATGCCAGTATCAAAAGTGGACTGGTTCATAACAAAGCTGCCGTTTCTGTACGCCTTTTTCATTTTGCCTTTTACCTTGTGCCAGCCGTTCCAGCTTGCATACTCTTCCGGTGTCAGAGTAATTACAGCTGTTACCCTGCTGTCTTTCAGAACGCCCAGCGGCTGCCCCTCGCCTGTACCGTTGAAAATGGCAATTTCGATAGCCTTTACCATTGCCTCTGTTGCCATAGGTACGAACAAATCAGTAAACATTTTCAATGTTACTACATTTGCTAAAATGCTCTGGGAAATTTTGCACTCCAAACCGTAATAATTGAAAGTTACGGAATTTTTAGCAGATGCTTTCTGGTCGTCGCTGCTCTTTGCCTCTGTAATCCAGTGTGCAGTAGGCTTTAAGTCTGCAATCGGAATGGAAACGCCGCCCTGTACGTTAATCTTACGCACCTTTGCATAAATGCTGCCGTAGCTTTCCAGTTTCTGGATAATTTCATTCATAATAGTTGTCGGAATTACAGCGCCGCTGTCTGCTGTGGTGGTGGTTTCAGCTGCTCTGTACTCTGCCGGAATAGCAACGCCTCTGCATACATAATTCATAAACGCTTTTCTGTATGCCGTAGTGTCGTATTTGTCCTCTGGTTCTCCTGCTCCTGCGCCGCCTGCTCCCTTGAAATTTCTAAGCAGCGTGGTATCTGCTCCCGCTCCACCTGTTGGCTCTCCTGCTGCAATTCTTTCAAGCAGCTTTTTACGTTTCTCTGCCGCTGCCAGTAAAGCGGTACGCTCTTCCTGTAAGTCTGTTACCTCTGTTTCCAGTTTTGTAATTTCCTCGTCCGTAAGCTCTGCCACTCTGGTGTTAAGCTCTTCTTTGATTTCGGCTAATCTTGCCTCAATTTCCTTTAATCTCATAGTCTGTGTTCTCCTTTTTTGTTTTGATTTTTATAAGCTCGCCTTAATCTTTAGTATTGCTGCCCGCCTCTTAAGCAACTCCTGCCGCTCCCGCTCATAACTCCTACTCGCAAAAGCACGGGCGCTTATTTCAGTATCGTTATTTGCCGGAATACTCACGGCTGATACGTCATAAACCTTTTTGATTTTCAAAATTGTTCTTGTATGTGTTTCTCTGTCGTAACTTTCCTCTGCCACTGTAAACGCCCATGACATTTTAGTAATCATTCCTGCGTTTATGTCCTGATACAGTCCACGAGCTAAGTCTGTCCGGCTTAAGTCTGCTGCCACAAAAAGCCCCTTTGCGTCCGGCTCTAAAATCAGCGTATTATTTGACTGTCTGGCAAATACTCTACCCTCATGGTCGTACTGCATAATAACGTCGCTCATGTCTGCGCTGTCTAATGCGTGTGCGTCTATTCTTTCGTAAATCTTTGTGCCGTCCTCAAACTCATATAAAAGGTATGGCGCATTAAATGTAGTGGCGTAGCCCTCTACGTAGCACTCCGACTGTATACGCTTTTCGCCGGAACTCTGCGCTACCAGAGGTGCTACCAGCGTTCTATATTCCCGTTCTTTCTTAACTGGCATTATTTACACCCTCTTTCTCTTTCTGTCCGTTCTGCGGCTCTTCTCCTGCTGCTGGTTCTGTCTGCTGTTGTACTTGCTGTATGATAACTGGCTGCTCACTTCCTTTGTTCAGCTCGCTTACCTCTGTATATTCCTTTCGGATATAATACTTTTCCCCGTCCTCAACGTGTGCCATGTTCCATATATCCATCACGCCGTTTCTGTTCAGTAACGCACGGTCAAAAAGCTGTGTGCTTACGCTTAACTTTGTGGCATTGCTGGCGTATTGCAGGCGATTTGCAGAAAAGAAAATAGCATTGCCGCAGGCTCTTTCTCTCTCTGTAAAGCTCATATTTGTCATAACAAGCGATAGTTGTATTGCAAACGGTTCTATTTTTCCCTCGTAGTAGGCGTTCCACGTATTTTCATCAAATTTATTTTGCAGAATGTCCATATTTGTACCAAAATGCGTACATACATTTTCTTGTATGTGCTGCATCTGCAATGCGTTTGGTGTGTACGGTTTACTTTCTACCTGTTTCAGCTCACTAAACTTGTTATCATAAATAATCATGCCGCTATCGTTGTCTGCGCTTAAGTTGTCCTCTGTAAAGCGTTTCCGTTCTTTCTTTATATCATCTGGTTTCAGCATATTTGCCACCTTTGCCAGAAAACGGATATTTGCCGAATTTTTTACAGCGTTTATAATTCCCTCATTCTGCGTATGTATCAGCTGCATAGTTGGTGCAAGCGTGCTGTTGTCCTCTCCAAAAAGGTCGTCTTTATATTCAAAGTCTGTCATAATGCCTACACGCTCAAACTCAATAGCTCCATAGCTGCCATTTGCAAACAGATACCGTAAATATAACTGCCCCTCACTCTCTACCACCTCGCAGCGTTCAGCCCGCAGTGGATACCAGCCACACAAGCGCCCGTATTCGTCCTCGATAGGTATAATAAAAGCGGTGTGTTCCACCGCTACATACGTTGCCAGACGCTTTATAAATTTTGTTGTATCCATGAAGTAGTTGGGCTTATGCTGTAGTGTCTTTTCCAGTGACTTAAGAGCGCTGCCCTCTATCTCCGGCTTTAGCTTGCTGCAATGTGTAGCAAAATTATTTATAGCCGTTCTGGTTAAATCCATTTCATACACGCCGCCGCTAAAGCTGGTAAACGTCGGGCTGTATCCGTTCAGCATTTTGAAATAATTACCTATGGCTTTTAATTCTTTGCCATGAAAAAGATAGTCTAAAAATTTCATGCCGTTTACACTCCTTTCTATGCGGCATTTTTAAGCAGCTCGCCGCACTCTTCCCAGTATTTCTGCCGCACGGTCATTGCATCTATGACAGATACAAAGCCGTCGATATGCGCCCGCTGCTCGATTTTTATAGGTCTGAATTTTCTTGTCTCCATGTTGTGCTTAAGCGCAACATTTAAGAAATGCGTCTTTAGTAAATTGTTGTCGGCAATCTTAAAATCGCCGTCTTTTATGATGCCCTCAAACTCCCGTATAACTGGTGTAAGGTTCTCGCCTTGGTAAACGTCGTCCATGTGAAAACCATAATTTGCCATATCGGTAATAAGGTACTGGGCGCTGTATCTGTCGTAGCCGATTTTCAACGGTCGTATGCCGTAATCTTCCAGCAGCATAGTAACCCAGCCGTAAACGTCGTGGTAATCTACGTAATTCTCGCCGCTTAAGGTTATCAGCCCCTTTTTAACGAATATGTCATACGGCACGCCGTCCGTAGCCTGTAAGTATTCCAGTCTGCCCCGTGGCATAAAGAACTGTGTAAACGCATACAGTGTACCGTCTTTCTGAATAACCACACTGGCTGCTGTTAAGTCCGTTGTCTGGCTTAAGTCGATACCGCCCACTGCGTAGCAGTCCCTAAAGTCCTCTAAGGTCTTTTCTACTCCGGCGTTCTCTACTGTCTGATATTCCAGCCATGCAATAGAGCTGTTCTGCTTGATATTGCAATACTTTGTAAGGAACTCTGCTTTTTTACTTAAGCTGCCCTCTGCTACTGCTATCTCGTCCATAAAGAAACTTTCTTTTACGGATACGCCCATGTTAGGGTTAGCCTTTTTCAGTTCGTCTATGTCGTTCCACTTCTCCACATCATCAATCATGTAAAGGAATGGTAATAGCCTGCGCTCTTTGCTGTTTCCTTTCAAGAAACTTGTGCTACGTTTCATTAGTTCATCATAAATACTGTCGTTGATATATCCGGCAGTGCTTATGCTCAATATCATAGGTTGAGTACGTGCGCCTAAAGCGGATTTCATAACCTCATACTGCTTTAGTCCAGCGTCCCCGCTCCATGCTGCCATTTCATCACATACCACAAGCTGCGGGTTAAATCCGTCTGACTTCTTGGCATTAAAAGCAATCGGTTTTATTACCGTGTTGCTCTCCGCAATATAAATATCGCTGCGCCGTTTCTTTGCCAGCTCCGCTAACTCGTCCTCTGCCTGTACCATTTGATAAAATCCGTCATACACCAGCGCCGCTTGGTCTAATTTCGGCGCTAAGCAGTATATTTCTTGTCCATACTCCGGCTCTAAGTACGCCATATATGCAATAATCGCAGATGCAAATAAACTTTTTCCGTTTTTTCTGCCAATTACAATAAAAATTTCACGGAAAATACGTATTTTTTCTGCGTCCTGTATGCCAAAAATAACAGAAACTATGGCTTTCTGCCATAGCTCCAACTTGATTAAATCATTACGTCCTTTGCTGTGGTGGCAAAAGTTCTCTATGAACCGTATAGCCTTATTCGCAGCCTTTGCATTAAAAAAATACTCCTGCTTTTGCAGCCCGTTTATAATGATTTCGTATATTTTCTTTATCCATTTTCCCGCTATGATTTCGCCGCTTGTAATCTTTGCGTGGTACTCATAGATATAATTTCGATAAGGCGGCAATATTGCTTACTCTTCCCGCAAAGCCGCCAGCCTGCTTGTCTTTCGTTTCGCAGCTGGTACTAATTCCGTAAGCTGCTTAATCACTGCTGCATAGTTCTTACTAAGCGCTATGTAAGTTTCTGCCTCTGGGCTTTTCTTTGTTCCCCACTGGTTCTGCCCGTTCTGGTACTCACTCGTCCAGCCGTCTTTTTCAAGTTTCGCCTGCAAGTCGTCCAGCTCAATGCTCATAAATGCAGCCTTTTCTATCAGCGGCGTTACTAATTTTCTTTTGTTTTCGTCTAAGTCCTTGAAAATTCCCTTAAGTCTGGTCTTTTCGGTCTTTATCCTCTGTTCTTTGGTTTTCTCTTTCTTTGTTGCCATTCCTTTACCCCGCTTTCCATTCCTGCGCCGCACCACACCCCCTACACCACCCGTGCGCACGCCCGTAGGGTAATTTTAGGGTATCCCCCTCGGTATTCGCCCCCTTTAATTATTTTTCTGATATGGGGGGAGTATGCCGCCGTTCTCGTCGAACCGATACCGCTTATGTCTCTCCTGTTTGTGGTGTTCCTTGTTGTGGCAGTCTTGGCACAACGCCTCTAAGTTATCCCAGCACAACGTAACGCTTATGTCGTTTATGTTCTCTCTGTTAAGCCAGCGCTTATGATGCACTATCTTTGCTGGTTGTCCGCAGCGTTCACAAATATAATCTTGTGACATTAAATAAGCGGCTCTGGTTTTTTCCCATGCCGCTGATAAATAAAAACTCTTAGCCCATGCTTTCATACTGTCCCCTCTCTTTCTTCATTCCCCAGCGCCCTAAGTTTCATGCGCTGGGTGGAGGCTAAAGAATGAATAGAAAAAGAGTAGGCAACTGCTGCCGCACATGGCTTAAGCTATCGCCTACTCATTTCATGCTACTATTGTATCTCTTTTGTTTTCCCATGTAAACACCACGTTTTTACCACGATATTACCCGCTGCTGCTCTGTTATCATTTCTCTTACTGGCACGCCTGCTGCTCTTAGCTGCTCGTATATACTCCTTATCTCGTGCCTAAACCAGCCTACATACTGCATGGGTACTGGCTGATATTGCCGCCCCATAAATGGGTTATCTGCATACGCTGCCACCTGTGAAAACTCATATAGCAGCAGTGGCTTACTCTGGTCTAATAATAGCCGCAATATATATGCTGTCGTTCTTCCGTGTAGCCGTCCCTCTGGCGGCTGCCATATCCCAGTTATTATATATAGCCTCTGCCACTCGTAAAGCTCAAATCCTAACGCCTGCTCTATATGCTTTATCAACCTGTCTGCCGCCTGCTGTTCTCTCGCTGTTTCCCGCTTTCTTTTTATCCACGCTTTTATTTTTTCAAACACTTACTTTACCCTCTCTTCGTCAATCCCCCACAATAATACTGACAGCTCGTTTATGATGCCCGTAACCCAGCGCCTCGGTGTGTTCTTTCCTGTATCCAGTTCCTCTGCAATTTCCGCGTAGTCCATGCCCTGCATGAAATACATTTCAAAAGCCTTGTACTCTACGCCTCTGCCTGCTGCCTCTCTGCGACGCTCTATCTCTTCTACTGCCTTGTCTATATGTGCTGTCATTATCAATGTCTTAAAGCGTGTGCGTCTGATACTCTCTAAGTATGTACGCTGCTGCTCGTCCGTCATGCCCTTAAGCTCTAACTGCTGCCCGTCGCTTATGGCGTTCTCGATATGAAAAACCGCATCACGGTAACATTTCATAAGCGTAAAAGTATTGTGGTATTTCTCTTTCTTCCGTTCCTGCTTTTCCTGTCTTTTCAGTTCCGTTATTGCAGCCTTTGCCTGTTTCTGCATCAGCTCTGTTAATTCGCTTTCATGCAGTTGTACCCAGCTTTCAGCCTCTGGCGGCATTTCTACCCCTGCCATCGCTGTTGTCTTTGTTTCTTCCTGCTCCATGTTCTGTACCTCGCTTTCTGTTAATTAAACGGCAGCTCTTCGTCTGCTCCCTCTGGGATATTCATAAACCCGTCACTCTCCGGCAGCTGCTGCCCTCTCGCCTCTGCCTCTGCTTTGCTCTCTCCAAAGCCTACGCTATTTGCCACAACCTCTGTGTAATATACCTTACTGCCCGTGCGCTGGCTCTCGTAACTGCCTGTTTTAATCTTACCAGTAACCTCTGCCCTGCTGCCTTTGCTTAACCATTTCTGCGCCCATTCCGCAGTACGTCCGAAACACTTAATATTTATAAAATCTGTGTCTTTCCCGTCGTCTACCGCAAGCGTAAAGCGGGTAATAGCTGTGCTGTTATCCTGCCCGCCGTATCTAAGCTCTGGTTCTCTTGTAAGCCGCCCTGTAAGTGATACGTTATTCATGCTTTCTGTTCCCCTCTTCCAATTTGTCCATCTTTGAAAATATAGCCAGCAATTCCAGTGCTATAATTCCCAGTAAAATATTAGTCATTTTCTACCGCCTCGCTTTCTTCTCTCAATCCCGCTGCCATATTGCTAAATGCCGCTGCTACGTTCTCGCATAATGTCGCCAGTGCTGGCTTTATACTCTGCACCCAGCTGTTAATAACTGCCGCCAATGTTTCTGCTGCTGTTGGCAATGTTTTATTTATCTGTCTTGCCATTTTTCTTGCAAGCCTGCGCTGTTTTCGCTTGTCCAGCTCTAACGGCGGGTTTACTCCGTGCTTTTTCTTGTAGTTCTTTTTCCACTGTCTGTATTTCATTCCTTGCGCCCCTTTCTCCACATTTTATACGGCAGTAGCCATACTGGCACTGTTATTATCAACGCCAGTTTTGCTACACATATCAGCATATATACCGCTATGTCTACTGCTGCCTGTCCAAATTCTTCCACTGCATTTACTATGCCGTCCATATACTCAAACATTTACTACCCGTTTTCCCGCTTAATCTCAATATTTCTGCCGCCTCGCTGCTTTATAATTGCCTCTACGTGCAAGTATGCAGGCAGCATAACCACGCTGCCTGTTCGTAACTGATATTCTACGCTTTTCCGCATCTTCTCGTATTGCTCTGCCTTGCAAAATGCCGTACAACCCAGAATAATTGTAAATACCTGTGCTTTCTTCTTTTTCCGCTGCCGTCTATTCATGCTCTACCCCGCTTTCTGTGTCCGTTTCGGACACCTTACCCGTATAGTCTGTTACTCTGATACCCAGAATACAGTAGCCATCTGTAAGCCCTGTATAATCTTCCAGCATATAAATAATATCTGCATCAATCGTGCGCCCTGTATGCTTACCGTCCTTAAATTCCAGCATTTTAAGGCTGTCGCCCTGTTTATAGCCTCTGTCATTCTTCCGCAGCTCAAAGCCTTTTTTTCCGCTTACTACGTCCTCGTAATAAGATGCCACTATTTTTATCTCATGCTGCTTATGCTCTGTGTTTCCCTCGCTTGGCAGATGCTCCATTTTTTCTGCGTCTGCCCGCTCCTGCGATTTCTTCTTTGTCTGGCGGTCTATAGCGTCCTGCTCTTCGCTGTACCGCTGTTCGTCCGTCTTTTCAGCCTCTGCCTTGTTTATGTACTGGTCGCATTTCTGGCACGTTCCCGTTTTTACGTTGCAGTCCTTGTATTTCTGGCAGGAATAGCACAAAGACGTTATGCTTTCTGGGTGCGGTGTCTCGTAATCGTTGCCCGCCTTTTTCTCGGCTACTTTTTCCGCTATCTCTTTTGCCCTTACGTTCTCGCCTGCTGCCGCTTTCTCTGCTATTTCTCTCTGCTCGTCCTCTCCCAGTTTTGCTGCCTCATACGCTGCTGTAATTCCTAATTTTCCCTCTTTCAGCTGCTCTTTAATCTCTGGCGTAGCATTGTTGTTGATTGCGTCCATTCTGGCTACGTTTGTGCTACTCTCGTTTATCATTGCTGCCACTAAATCACGCATTTTGCCCTGTATCTCTAAGCCGTCCTCTTCTTTGGCTCTGATAAGTGCCGCCTTTGTTCGCTCTACTAATCTGGTTTTCTCATACGCCGTAAATTCCTGCGTGTATCCGTTTCCAGCCAGTAAGCGCAGCTCATACATTGCCTCGCTCATATCCATAAAGCGGTAAAGCACTTTCTCATACTCTTTATGTCCCCGCTCTAAGTTCAAAATATTTGCTGCATTGCGTCTGTGTCCGTCGATTATGCGGTATTCCCCGCCTACTCTCGCCAATACTGTAGGCTGTTCCTGTCCTACGTGTAAAAAGCTGTCTGCCAGCTCTTCTATGCCCTCTAATTTCTGGTGCGTATTCTCCTGCGCTGCCTTTACTTCATACGGGCTTAAATAAATCTCTTTGTATCCCTCTGTCTGCGCCTGCTGCCCTGCTGCTTTTGTCTTTGCGTTCAAAATATCGTTAATACCAAACTTTGCCATATTCTTTACCTCGCTTTCTCTATCCTTTGCTTTTTCTTGCACTGTCCCATTACGCCGTTACACATTTCGCACGCTCTCCAATGTTCGCAAGCGTCGCTTTGCGGGCATTTTCGCCCTGCAAATTTGCCGCCCCAGTTCCAGCACGTAGTACCGCCGTTTCTGCTGCAATACCAGTAGGCGCATATTTTCTCTTTATGTGCCATGCTTGCTACCTCTCTTTCCCTGTGTACGCCGTTACAAATTTCTTGTATCCCTGCGCCGCTCCGCAGCATGGGCTATACTCATAAATCGGCTTACGCATGAAAGTATTTTCTGCTACTTTCTTGGAATACCGAATAATACCCAAAATATTAAAATCTGTCTTTTGTTCCAGCCACTCTACGCCTGCTGCCTCGCCGTCTGTGTTCTGGTATGACGTAATCAGCACGCCTGCCAGCTTTAATGCTGGGTTAAATGCCTTTGCGTCCTCTATCTGCTCTGTCACAATGTCCAGCCCCTCTAAAGCGTCCTCGTCCACCTTTACGGGTACTATTACCTCGTCCGTGATTGCCAGCGCATTTACAACATTAAGCCCAATATCCGGCGGGTTATCAATGATGCAGTAATCATACTTGCCGTATATGGTGCAATCTCCGTAATACTGCATCTTTGCATATACCAGTGCTTTATATCTCTCTATCTGGTTTTCGCTGTCCTCTTTGGTTAAATTCCATGTAGCCCCAAATAATGACATATTCGCCGTTACAATGTCGATACCCTCATACTCTGTATGCTGTATCAGCTCGTCTGCGTTTTCCCAGTCCCCAGCCAGTAGCCTTGTAACTGGTGCTACGTTCTCTGCATCATATCTGCTGTACGCCTTGCTTAAGTTTCCCTGCTTATCGTTGTCAATCAGCAGCACCTTATAACCTCGCCTGTAAAGCTCATACGCCATGTTTGCCGCTGTAAAGGTCTTGGCTACGCCGCCCTTTAAGTTCAAAATGCTTATTGTTTTCATTCTTTGCCTCTCTTTCCTGCGTCGCCCCTAACGCATGGTTACTGTTTCCTGTTCTTTTGTAAGCTCGTCTGAATGTAATAAATACTGCTCTATCAGCTGCGCTGCTGGCTGCCAGCCGTAGCAGACGGCGGTATAATAGCCCTGCTGCCGCAGATACTCTAACCACTCTTTCTGTTTCTTGGTCGTCGTGTTCTCGCCTGCCTTAAGCTCTATGTAAAGCCCATGATACCCAGCCCTTGCAGCTGGTAGCATAATGTCTGGCACGCCAGCCTTTACGCCCTGCCTCTTAAGCACCGCTGCTGTTGCTTTATCACGTTTGCCGCCGTTTGGCACATGATACATATATTTCAGTTCCGGCATAATCTCTGTTCTGTATGCAGCCCAGCTAAATAATGCCTCTTGATGCCCGCTTTCGTCGTCCAGTCTAAAGTTTCTCATTTTCTCGCCTCGCTCTCTGCTTAAATTCTACATACTGGCAAATTCTAAAAAGTAGCCCGTCCTTATGCGGCTTGCTGTTCTCTATCGCCAAAAGCGTTATTGTTTCCTCGCTTTGTAGTCCTGCATTTCCCAGTACGTCCCAGCGGCATATATCGTAGTATCTGCACCGCAGGCAGCAGCGCTTACAGTCCTTGCCTTTCTGGAATAACCAGTATTTAATTTTTTCTATCATGTTTTCTGCCCTTTCTGCTGCCGCTGTCTTTCCAGCTCTCCTGCTGTTCAAAAATAGCCGCCGCAATTCTAAACGCCAGATATGCTGCCACAATCAGCGCCAGCAGTCCGGCTATTATCAACACTGCTGCAATGGCAATGCCCTTGATTATCTGCATTTCATCCCCCCCTATCTGTTATTTTTACTAAGGTGTATCTTAAATACCCATAGCCGTAATACTCTGGGCTGTGTACCCCCATGCTTACGCTGTTCTTGTCCACGTAATAGCCCTTTATTGTTTTTGGCTCTTTCTTGAAATACTCACGGTCTGAAATTATGTGGTACTCTGGTTCTGGTCTTACTAAATTCTTGCTGCAATTCCAGCGCTTGCCCTGTAATGCTCCGTCAGTACCCTTTTTGTGCGTTCCTGTGTACTTGATTAAATAACTTGCCAGCTCTGCATAGTTGCCGCTATCGTCCAGTGGGAATACCTTAACCCTGTTATGCCCCTCGTATGCCTTATACCAGCAGCGTTGTAAAATCTCTGTATCAATTTTATTTACTACAAGGTGGTGATGCCTCGCACCTTTCTTGCCTATCTCCATAACGTGTATGTATTTGAACTCTAACCCTGCTTTTCTGTACTCCTTTCTGCACTCCCTCAAAAATACGTCTATGTCCTGCCGCATCTGCTCCGGCGTTCTGTCCGGCTCTCCTTTCCTGCGGATATAGTCAAGCACTAAATGGTAGTCCCCATAGCCATAGTTTGCATTTATGAGTATCCTTAACTTTCTCTCTGCCTGTCTGGTGTTTACTTTCTCCTGCTCTTCTTTTGTTGGCTTTACCTTATCCCCTCTGCTGATACCTTTCTTTTTGTATCTGCTGGTAAAGTACCTCTCTATCTCTATCGTATTTCCTGCTTTTGTTACCCTCTCTACGTATGGCATATATCTACCTCTCTGTCGGTTCGTTAATACTTTTATCAAGTGTTAAAACGGGCTGCCTGCCCGTTAAATTTCTTGACTTTGCGCCATACATAGCTTATAATTTTTATAGTATTTCAAAGCTGTATAGCTTAGCGCCTATGGTGTTTCCCCACCGTAGGCGCTTTTATTTTTCATGTTTCCTGCCACTCTCTTATGCGGCTTAAGGCATACTTATAAGCCCGTTTATATGCAGCTGTGCAAGCGCTGGCGGTACAGCAGTTCTCATGCCCCACAAGGCTACATAATCTACGCTCGTAACAATGCTTGCACTTATGCAGCTTTGCGTAGTCGCTCGCTACCCGCTCCTGTCGCTTTTCCTCATATTCCAGATGCCGTTTAATCTGGTTTGCATCTATAACCGCAATTCCCAGCATATTTGCTGTATGTATTTCTCTGTCCATTCCCTCTGTTATGCCGTATTTCACACCAGCAATAACAAAATCGCAGCCTTTCAGCAGCGCAAGCCCCGCAGCCATGCCCCTTGCCCGCTCTTCCGGCTTTTTATCGTCCATGCACTGTGTCATATATAAATGTGGCGTAATGGGTGCTAAGCCCGCCTCTAACGCCTGCCGTGTCAGCTGCTGCGCATAATCTATGTTTCTGTCCAGCTCTGCGCCGTCTTTCGCCCTGTATGGGCTGCATATATAAACCTTTCTCATGCCTTTTTACCCGCTTTCTGTTGTGCCTCTGCCCGTGCCTGTTCATTTCCTGCCAGATATGCTGCTAAGCACATCAGCTCGTCTGCTCCCTTTTGGTCTATAAAATTACAATCAACGCAGCATTTACAATACCCCGTAATCTGTAAATATCTGTCGTATACTTCCTGTGGTGTCTGGCACTGCTTTAAGCTGTCCACCATGCCTGCAAGCTGCTGTATTGCCTTTATGCCTGCCTCGCCGCCCTTTCCGTGTATCCCTACTGTAATCTGCCGCATTTTTGTTGCGCCGTCTGCTCCTAAAATTGTTTTACTCTTCATTCTGTGCCTCGCTTTCTTCCTTAAACCCAGCCAAAAGCATAGTCATTGCATCTATCGCTGTATCAAAATGTTTTCCCAGCTCTGCTGCATCAATAAGCCCCTGCTTTGTGTTTCTTCCGTTCCCTTTTATTGCTTGCGTTTGCAAAATAGGTTTTAACTGGCTAAGCCCAGCTATGCTGTTCTCTAACTCTTCCTCACTCACGCAGATTTTTACATATCCCTTGCCGATATGTTCAACACTCATTTTCTTTCTCTTCCTTTCTTCTAATCAGCCGTACCGATACCTCATAAGCTGTGCGCTGTTCTCTTTCTCCTGTGGCTGCATCAAGCACCTTTTCATACTGGCGGCTCTGATACCGTCCCAGCAGCTCTACAGTGTCGCCCTGCTGCCACTGCGCCGCCTCGTCTGCCTGTTCCTGCCAGCAGATGCACGGTAAAAAGCAGCTGCCGCCTGTAAGCTCATTTCTTACCTTTACCGTAATATCAGTAATGCGCTTGCCTCTCGGTGTTTCTCTGTATGTTGGCTTATTCGCTATAACGCCTCTTACTGCTGCCTCGTCCTGCTCTACTGCCTTTTCCGATACCGTCACAAAATCTGCCAGAATATATACCAGCATTCTACCGCTCTGGAAGTCCTTAAGCGTCTGCACCTTGCCTGTCAGTAAAAGCCTGCTGCCCTCTACAAATTCCTGCATAACGTCAAATTCTATGCCGTTGCAAGCCCTGTATGGTACGTCCTCTGCAAATACTACCGTTACCTCGTCCGGCACGCCGCTTGGTCTTACCGTTTCCAGCTTTGCCATATAACCACAAAACGGCAGCCCGCATAGCTGCTTAATTTCCTTAATCTGTGTAAGCGTTCCTACCAGTCCCGCTGCATTTCCCTTGATACCGCCACCTGTAAGCTCGTCCATGATTGCAGTATCTAAATCCCGTAAAAAATCTGGCTTTTTCTTTGTCATACTTCCTGCCCTTTCCTTTCTTATATGTAAATGGTGTAGTAAAGCGACATCTGCAAATCACTAAACTTATACTGTGCTGTCTGGTCTGGCTCTAATGGTTTCATAAGCCCCAGCTCTTTCCAGCGTCTGTGCGTTATCTCCGGCACTGCTCTAAACTTCTTTACCTCATGCCCGCTGTATTTTCGGTATTCCTCGCTTATCTCATGGTCTGCAAACGGTTTGAACGCTGCCAGATACCCTACGTAAACCTCTGCTTTTCCCTCGATAATGCGCAGGCGGTCTGAACTCTCCAGCGTGCCTATAAATTCCTTTACTGTCACTGTCTGCCTCTCCTACTTCTCTGGCATTTCGTACAGCCTCGGTATTACTGCTGCAAACGGCTGTACGTCCATGCCGCCCCTTATTACGGCTGCACCGCCAGCCGTAAACAGATAGCTTACGCACGCTTTCTGTATCTCGTCCAGCACCTCTAAGCAGCGCTCTTTTGTGGCATACTCTCCAATTTCCTCTAAACACCCGTCACTTATGCAAATTACGTGGCGCTTTTTGTCTGCCTCTGCGCCGCCTCTCTTTTTCTTTATGTCCTCGTACTCTCCATACTCTACGCAGGCGTAATTACCGCCCAGTCTATACAGCTTTTCTTTATTCTGGCTGCGTATATATACCTCGCTCATTGCCTTTATCTCCTTGCCTCTAAGTTTTCCATTTCAGAATAGTAGTTGTCTACTATCAGCATTTTTTTACTGAAAAGACACATAAGCCCCAGCGGTACGGTAATAACCGCTATTGTTATGTCGCCCTCTGTCGCCCATACTGCCAGCACGGTAACTGCCAGCATTGCAAGCCCGCAGGCTTTCTGCTTAATGAAATACCAACGGCGGGCTTTCTTTGCCTGCTCCCGCTGCCGCCTCTGCTCTTTTTTCTTTCGCATATCTGCTATGGCATCTGCATAGCCTCTCTGGTATGCGTCCTCTACTATCAATGCCTCTGCTGCCATTCTCTGCCTCTCTTCCTTTCGGCGGCGCTCTCTGTCTTTCCATGTGTGCCGCTCTCCTGTTCTGGCGTTTGGTTTTACCGTGCGGGCTGCTTTTCGCATTAAAAAGCAACTGAAAACCTGTTGACTGTCCACATACTTTCTGGCTGGTATGACCGCCGCTATTTTTCCACGGTATACAGATTGCAGCTATTAGCCTGCTGCCCTCTGCCGCAGGCTCGCCATGCCTGCTACACAATGTGCCGTGTGGGACTTGAACCCACGACTTGCCGCTTATGAGGCGGCTGCTCTAACCAACTGAACTAACGGCACTCATGGTACGGTTTTATCAACCGCACGCCTTTTCTAATAAAATGTTAAATACCCTGTCTTTTAAGGTCTGCATTTCTCCCCTAATTTTGCTTATTTCCTTGTCTTTTTCCTTTAGCTCCCTCTCTAATTCTGCTATCTTCTTTTCGTATTTCTCCTTTTCCTGCATTTCTATTACCTCATTTGCATTTATTGTTTTTTCCTCTGTTTTTTTCTCTTCCGTATTTATCATTCTTCTGTATGATTGCTGTGGGCGTTCATGGTCTTTTAATTTGACTGGCTCTATATTTTCCTCTATTGCTTTCTTAAGATATTTGAAAATGTGTGCTATTACGTCCACCGTCCAGCCATTTCCAATAGCTTTATATCTTTGTGTATTACTTACCCCCTCTGTGTAATTGTCTGGCAGTGTCTGCAAACGCTCACACTCTAAAGGCGTCAGTATGTAATACTCTGTATCTGAATACTTTATATTTGTCGCACCTGAATTGCTTATATTCTGTGCAGTTGTTAAAGCTCTACTTTTTTGGTCTAATGTTTTAACTTGCGACCATGCTTTTTTATGTGCTAATGTTCCCTCTTCCTTTGCCATCATCCGCTTATAGCACTCGTACTCTTTTTTCTCTTCTCTTGGCTGTACTATATCTCTAAGAAAAATCCCCTTATCTTCTGGCTGCTTAATGTCTGGTATGTTTGTCCAGTACAGTCTTTTTCTTTCCTGTGCCGTTAATAGATTAGAATTTATATAAATAGGCTCTACACCCATAATGCCTGTAATTATGTCTTGGTTTTCTTTTGTCATGGTTGCGTTATTTTCCAATAAAAACCATTTTGCCTCTGTTTCGTACAAAGCCCTTACATAATCAAAAAACAGTCTACTTTCTTCTCCCTCTAACCCTTTTCTATTTCCGCAACTGCAAAGGTTCTGGCATGGGCTGCCACCAATTAAAATATCTATTTTTCCTTTGTACTTTGTAAAATCTTCCTTTGTTACGTCCCCCCCTCGTACGATTTCTGGATAATTCTTTTTACTGATTTCTATTGCATTATGTTCTATTTCGTAAGCTATGTATTTATCTACCTCTATTCCTGCTCTTTCAAGTGCTACCTATAATATACCCATAACAGTGGACACGCGAATTAGTGTAGTACCTAC